ACATACAGTCTATTTAGTCAATTTGGAACCAGGCTAAAAACCAAACCATAAATATGGCATAATATGAACCACGAAATTTTTGCTAAACTGTCAGAAAAATACCCTTTTATCACTTTGTGTGTTTATGCATCAACTGAATATGTAGGTATAATACAAAATCAAGACAGTGCCATCACCACCATATACGATTTTGGCAGTATACAAGACCTTGATAGCAAACAAAAATTCTTAGAGTTGGCCAATGTGTGGTGGTGGGAAAGCAACCGCAGTATTCCGATCAACATATTTTTAAAATCTGATTGGGACCCATTCCGTGCGTGCCTGCGTACTTTTATCAACAAAGATCTAGAAATCTTGCATGGGCCTGTGTGTAGCCTCAGTGAAATGAGCCGTAAAAAAAGCAAACGCAAGTCCATTACATTGGTCAGACGAATTGATTGATGAGCAAGATTAAAAATCTTGTGATCAACGGGTGTTCATTTACCCGCGATACTAGCCCCAACTCATGGACCTGGGCATCAGGCCTGCATGAACAATATCCAGAGTTGCCATATCACAATCTGGCCGTTAGCGCGGCTGGCAATGATTACATCTGTGACAGCACTATCAATTTCCTAGAACAAAACGATTATGATCCAGAAACCACTTTGGTATTGGTCATGTGGTCTGGCACTGGAAGAAAAGATCTAAAAATTTCAGGTGAATGGTGGTATCACCTAAAACAAACATATCGTCAATGTCCATTTGTAACCAACGAACATTACTATCTATCCAGTGGAGGATTAACCAACAGTTGGACCACGAACAGAACCACAAAGAAAATATTTGATTGGTTGTATCGATTGTCAGACCCTGCTATATTGTGTCAACAAAACTTGATGAATTTTATGAACTTAGAAAACTATCTTCGAGTACACAAATACCAGTATAGATTTACCAGCTTTGTAAATTATTGGCACCCAGCACAGCAATCTAATTTCTTGTTTGGTGATTATTCCATTGGATATTTCTGTAAAGATCATGCTTTGTTAAAAAATTATAATTTTTCTAACTGGTTTTTTGTTAACGAAAACCGAGATTGTTTGGCAGAATTTGCTCGAGACCATAATGGTCTAAGTCACACAAGTCATCCCAATCGCTGCGAGCACGAGAAATTTTGCCAGCAGATCGTGTTGCCCGTGGTCCAAGATCTTTTAGCTGAGTAAATTCATGTGCAAGGCAATCAATGCCGCATATGAGATAGCATGTGATTTCTTAAATACAAATCCTCGACTGGCGTCACCATCCCAGACTGATTCAAATACTCGATCCCAGGATTGATTTTGCAAATGAACCTTGCCAGGCCTGATGATGGATATAAATGCCGCCATTCTAGGTATGCTGTCGGGCTGCATGCTTTGTAACAAATCGATGTAGTTTCCGATGTGTACTATCTGTTTGGCATAATCTGCATCAGTCCATAATCTGGACCACGATGGAGTTTGACTTAGCATTTGATCATAGTGTTTCTGATCACGTATGAGCTGATACACGCTCATGTTCAACAGATCAATCTTGAAGTATCCAAGCTGTTCTGCTTGTTCGTAATCTATGGCAGCGCAATTCAGCACAGGATCTCTAGGAATATCTGTGATGTAAACACCACTGTTGTGAGGCCTGGCTTGCCCTTGAGTGATTTGTCTCGCAGGAACAGCCTGTATGAATTTCAGTATCTGTTCGCGATCTGCAAAATCAATGTCAATGTCTGTGCTCATATAGCGATTATATTATATTTTGAAGTTGCGGTCAACAAGTAATTTGGTTCGAACAAGATCATATAACCGACCAATTGCAATCTGATCACAGTCACAAGTGAGAAATTTTGTGCGATTATGGTCGACCATGTCATGACACGTTTGAGTTTCAAACACTTCTGGATGATCATTGAGCCATCGAATAGCATGGATACATTGTTGATATCTTTGAGCATGGTCCTTGATCTGATCAAATTTTTTCAAGTCGTCTGGCAGAAGATTCCAGGCTGTGTAAAATCCAATTTCATTGTAGTTTTGATTTAGCAAAGATCCTCCAACAGAAAACGGCAAGCTGCCAGCATAAAAACACTTGCATGCTTTTTCAGTCAGAGCTAATTCCTCATTGAGCCACGAGGATTCGGGAAAAATTACACAGGCATATTCAAAATATTCGGGCATGATAAAATAGCCAGGTAGCAAGGTTCCAAATTTGTTGTCTATTCCAATGCCAATCTCCTTGTTATAATATTGATCAGGCTCTGGCACGGAGTTGTTGAGATATTGATTGTTTATCCAAGTTCTAAATTGCTGATCCTCTGGACTTTCACAAAACGCATTGTTGAGTTTGCGTATCCTGGTACCTATGTTGCTGAGTTGCTGTATCGATGGTACATGTGTTTTAAGCAGTTCAAAAAACCAATAACGATTAGCCCGACTAGTTCCATTAATAGCAATCAACTTGGATTGTCGAGCCACTGATCGATTTCGCATGTTTTCAAAGTACTGCGGATAAAAACGCCGGGTCCAAAAATCTCTACAATGTTGCACATTGTGTGCCAGACATATGATCTTATCATGCAAAGAATGTGACTGATTAAGATAACTTTCTGTAATAAAATAAACCTTTTCGTGACCTATCAGCCTATTCATAGCATCACTGGTCACTGTCAGTGGCTCACCACCGTTGCATAAAAAAATCAAATCATATGTCGTTAGTTCATGCTCGGTGATAGTGTCTGGCATGTAATCACACAAAATGTTATAATCTTCTGACGTATACGGTGCATCAAATTTTACTTCAATGTTTGGTTTATAATTTGGTGCTGACAAACTTTGCAGGTAGGCATACAAGGAATCAAATGCCTGCACATCAATGCTATCTTTTTTGACAGTGATGTTGATCTTCATTTGAATCTTTGTACCAGAGCCGCAGCCAAATTATCATTGCCTAGTATTAAAATCATTTACCAGCCTGCCTTGTGTAACATTTCTCGCACGTATTCTTGATCTGCCAAGTAATCACTGAACTTTTTCATCCACACTTCACTGTCAATGTAGGGCCAGACCATGGCTATCTGTGAATTATCTAGTTCACTTAAAAACTTCTGCCCTGACTCACAATTATACACTATCCATGGGCTGATGCGACCTGTTGTAACAGCATAGACCATGGCATTGGTATTGCCATAACGCAGGCAGTCCTCTGCAGGATTGTCACTTTGTTCCGACCAGTCTATACCAAATTCCATGGCGCGGGCTAGAGCATCGTTGACATTCTCAATGCGTAGATACTCAATGAGATATTCAGTGTACATGGTATCACGTGCCCAATGATCGATCTTCTTGTTGTTTTTCAATAACCATTCTACAAATCTAGGAGGATTGACCGCACGAGTGTCCACACAATACCTGCCAAACTTTACAAAAGCACGATAGTATGGGCTGGCCGCAAAGTCATCAAAAGTTTTTAACTTTGCACTGCCCTGTGTGAGTTCATAGAATTTAAGATAAGCATGCAAGCCCAGTTGTACTCCACGTTCGTCCTGCTCTTGGAATCGCCGTTTGGGCTCGCACATGTGTACAGCCAGACTGGTTTCTTTGACAAAACTTTTTTTACAGTAACGACATTCGTAAGTCATTTTTTGTTGTCTTGACCCAGAGCTTTAAGATATGCTGTGATTTCTTTCTGTGTGCTAATAGCACTCATGACCTCAATGTCATCCGATTTCATGTTAGGAAATAATTCAGCCAGTTGCTTTTTCACACCGGATTCTCCTGGTTCTTTTTTCTTGGGTGCGATCCAAGAATGTCTGTGTGCGCCCAGGCCCGGGCTGACCGCAGTGGCACACAGCCATTGCAATCTAGGATGCCGATTGATGGCAAAAAAATGTTTGTTCAATCTTTCATTACAGGCAATCAAATAAAACTCTTGTAACTCTGTTGATCCTTGCACTGCTGATCCCCAACGTATCATGAGATAGTTGCTAAACTTTTTCTTTTCTTCGTCAGTGAGCTCATCGTAGAAATCGCGATTCTTGCGATCAAACTGTGCCATCTCATTCTGTATTGATAACTTGTCCACTACCAGGCCCGATTATAATCTATTACTTCACAGTTACGGCTGATGTCTTTGACAAAATACACGCACTCGGGTTTATGACTGTTGCCGATCGGCACACAAAGCAATTGTCCATTTTTGAGCTTGGGTGCATACCACGAAACCTCTTGATATACATCTACAATTTCTATGTCAAGAAAACTGGGTCTAAAACTTGACAAAGGATTGAACTGGAATGCTTTAAATCCTCGATCGTTGATACTGGTCAACGGCAAAACTTCTAGATCTCCAAGGTCTGGTTCTCCGATCAGGATCTGCCAGTCCACCGGCATGCGTACTCGATGTTCACCTATCTGTAACACCAAGGCAGGAGCACTGAAGCTTTCCAAAAAGATCAAGGGTATGTAATGATAATCAGTGTCCTGTGGATTGGAATTATCCAGGATGGCAAAACGCATGTCATCAACTTCTTCTGGAAGATGATCCAATTCAAAAGGTTTGTTATCAAGTGTTAGTATTCTCATTGTATTATTATAGCAAAGTTTTTATATATTGCAACCTGGCAGATTGGTGAATATGGATACACCTATTTTTCGATCATGCCCACTGGCCGCGCAATGTAATTGTGTGCGGTCAAACACAATAACCGATCCAGGATGCCATTCTACCACCTGATCCACGGTGAGTCCGTGCAGATCTTCTATGGGTATATGACTGACGTACTGCTGATGTAGGTGTTGGTCAAATGTTTGATTTGGTTTGAAATTGACAATTTGATGGTAGTTGCTGGTGCGTTGATCTGCTGTGCCGGGTCCAGATTTTGATCTCACAAGTATTAGATGTTCCAAATCTGAAATAAACTTGTCATTTACTTCAAATTCAGTTATGCTTTCAGGATGGTGTTTGACCTGCTCCAGCAAGATCCTTATGTCGTCTACCCAGACAAACTGTCCTTGCTGATTTGGCAAATTGTATCTAAACGGAGAGGCATTGGTACGAGAGAATCTAGTACTGGGTCCGTGCCAATAGTTGTTAAACAGCACAGTTGCGGCATAACCTTGTGTCCACAGTGGAATTAATATATTTTTTTGCAATCGAGAAACGTTGCCATCTGCAGAATCCACATGCAATCTAAAACTGATGCGGCTGTCATAAAACAAAACTGTTTCTACCTGGTAAGAGTCAAGCACACGGTCTAATATGCGTTTGAGTACGGCCTGCGGAAATTTGTCTTGATTCCATCGTGGGCAATTACTTCGCACATCTGGTCTGATATCTGTGGTATGATCGTCGGTGTGCATGTACCTGAGCAGTTCACTCAGATCATTTTTGTCAACAATATTTTCAAATATTTCAACCATGCTATTTCCACACCAACTTTTCCTGTGTAAACGGATAGTTGGCTTCTTTGTAGAATGTCTTGCGTTTGGTCAAATGACGTTTGGCAAATCTACAGGTGCTAGTCACATCCCAGATCTGTACGTGTTCTTTGTCTTCGGCTTTTCTGATACCTCGTCCAATGCTTTGGATGACCCGCACAAAGCTCTTTCCTGGTTCCACCAACACAAGATTAAAAATCCTAGGTATATTGATACCCACTGCAGCCACTCCATAAGTGGCCACAATGATCTTGCCGTCGGCCACGGCCACTTCGTCGTATTCATCTTGTCTGTCCTTGGCCTTGGTTGCACCACTCACAAACACTGCATCCTCGAGTTGTTCTACCAAGGCTTGCCCTGCGGCAATGCGATCTACTAGCACAAGAGTGTTGCCAGTGGCATTGACTTGCCGCACCAAATCAGCAATGGTCTTGAGTCTGTCGGGCTCTTCCAGCAGATATTTTAGCTCACTTTGGTAGTTGGTAAACTCAGCATGATCTTCCAACTGCACAATGTTCACATGACACTGTGCCAACACGCCTTGACTTTGCAGTTCGCTGGCACTGAGTTTGCTGATCACAGGACCCAGGCTTACCAACAGGCTCACACTCTCAAACTTTTCTTTAGGTATGGTTCCTGTGAGTCCCCAGCGTATGGGAATACGACTCATCACACCGGTGAGCAAGGTCTTTAAGGCGTCGGCTTTGGCCATATGCACCTCATCTACTATCACGCACACCACACCCTCTAAGAACTCACCAATGGTTATTTCTGCTAGGTCGTTTTTGGTATTCTTTAATAGAACGTTTAGACTTTGCCATGTACATATGGTATGTTGGCGACCAAACTCTTTGCGGTCACCAAAGAACACACCTACATCCAGACCCATGTTGATGTAGTCTTTTTCTGTTTGTGTGACCAAGCTCTTGTTGGGCACGATGACAATGCTTCGTCCATAAGGGGTAACAGCATCGCTTAAGGCCGCAGTCATTACTGTTTTGCCTGCACCCGTGGCCACCTCTTGCAGGCACTGTGGATTGGCCAAGAAGTTGTTGATAATCTCTACTTGATAATCACGAAGCTTCATGGGTTCGCCTGCGGCAGGATGTCCTTTGGGCCAGGCTATATGGCTGTAGCTGTCTTCTATGACTTGCTGAAACTCAAACGTGGTCAAGTAATCTCTTTGGTCATCTAAGTCAATGTCGTAGTTGAACTTTTCTAAGATGGGTATGATTTCTGGCAAGAGATTCACATAAGTTGATCCGCCCAGTTGGAAATAGCTGACTTTGCCATCCCACCGACCCAGTCTCACTGCAGGCAAGTAACGAGCATAAGGCACATCATACTTGAATGCATTAACTAAACTGCGACGTGCATCCAGTTCAAGACCTTCGATCTTGATATTGACTTCATCGCGTATGATTATGGTAGCTGTTTTCATATGTTGATTGAATCAACCCACTGTACAAATTCTGTGGGATAGATTTCCTTGTAGCTTTTTTTAGCACTAGTATCATAGTACATGATAAACTTCTTAAAGTCAATTTGTAATTTGGTCACATCCAGTTTGACCAACTGTTCTGGGTCTTGATTAAGGTAAACAATAATTTTTTCCACATAGCTTTGTTCGCGCTCGGACAACCATTGATTATTTTTGCCAAACCATGCAGTAATATGATCTGCCAAACTATGTCTGAGGTCGATTGGCAAAACTGTGACTGATTGAAACTCTGGAAAGCGAACCAGTGTGCT